ACAACAGTATCTGTTTCTTTTCTAATGAATCCCACAGAGATAACCTCGGTAACTTTATATTCCAGTTCGTCCTCAAATTCCCATCCTGGAGGACACCCAAAGGTATCAACCCATTTAATCAATTCTATTTTCATCTTATCTCCTTACTTGTGGTTTTCTGCACAGAATTTAATAGCTCTGTCAGCTCGGTCGACAAGCTCTTTGTATCTGACTGCCAGGCGGAGACATCTATTACGTTCCCGATCGGCGTTAGTTTTGGACAGTCGTTCAATCTCTGCGAGCTGGCGGCGCATCCGGTCAAGCTCGTCACGGCCAGCAGACTCAGCAATACGCAACTCAGATAGAGCAACCGCATCCCTAGTCTGCTGGGCCTTGTATGTCTCAATTGTTCTCTCGAGCGTTGTGATTTGAGCACGGGCATTTTTGAGTTCCTCCGAGTTCTGCCCCTGGTAGTATCCGTAAAAATATGCGGAAACGACCACAAGAGTTAGGAAAATTATTTTTGACATATCAAGAAAAGAACAAATTCAACTCCCGTACCCGCCGATCCTTCAGCCCTTTCGTGACCACCGGATCATCCGGGTTGCAATATTTCGGCCACCAGGTGCGCACGTTCTCCCACTCGCCGCGGTTAATCATTCCGAATAGTCTGTAGGTTCTGCACTTGGTCAGCCCGAAGTTGTAGACGAACGACATCAAAGCAATGAACTGATTCTCGTTGATGTCGATATGGATCAGCGTTGCAAGCTCCTCCTGGGTGCGTTGGAGGTCTCGGTCTAAAAGGTCGTAGGCTTCTCTCCGAGTAACAATGTCGCCCTCGTGGACATTCCGGGCGTGACCAAACCCAATCGTCCAATGGCCCGTGGGGCACTTGTAGGCCATTGGTTCAAACCCTTCTTGTTCTGCTACAAACTCGGCGGCGATCTCAGGTGGAAACAGCATTAAATTTTGTTTTCTCATTTATGCTCCGCCTCCTCGTGCTTCTTATAGAGTTCATGAATGAGTTTTGTATTGTTCTGAATGGCCTGCTCGTTAGCCCATATTCCCCGTTTGATATCGTCAAATATCACGTTGCGCTCGCAGTAACACCACCCTAGAAGGAAGCCGAAGCAGATTGCGATGGCGATAGCCGCTGACCTGCATAGGCGTATCGCCCATTCATTTAAAAAGACACTCATGATTTAGCTCCTAGCCTATTGTCTAAAAATTTTTTGATGTAATAAGCGATGATCCTGACGCCGAGATAGGCCGCCATGAAGGACAAGCCCACGGCTGCGAGTTCGTTGACGCCGTAACCTTCGAGGATCCAGAAAACGCCGATGGCCGTGACACCTCCGGACAATGCTTCCCAGATTGCCTCGAATGCCGAGAACTCAATCGGCCGCTCCTTTCGCTTTTCTCTCCAGTCGTCGACATATCGAAGTAACCCAGCAATTAACCCGAGGCCGCCAACGCAGGCAATGAGAGTATTTATAAGGTCTGTATGTTTAATCATCCGGATCCCCTATGGGCTCATAGCTCACCAGCGTTAGACCGAAGAGGAGCCAAAAGACCGCTTGAAAGACAGCGAAGTGGTAGGCGAATTCATTCTTGCAAGTAAGAGTTCTTGCCAGCCCTTCTATCTGCGGACATGCTCCTCTGCACATTGGAAGGACTAAACATTTTCTGCACTTTTCCCTTGTGCTCCAAGGCTTGAAGTGTTTGGAAAGATCGACCTTCTCCGGGGACAGAATATCCCCCACGCAGCCTTCTTCCGTGCAATGATCGTGGCAGGAAAGGAAGTCTCCTTTAAGATTGACCGCCGCATTATTTTCCTGATTCATCATGCATTTGACGGCACGCTCGTCGAGTCTCTTTCTTTTGACTAAGGCTTTCAGCAAACGATCGCATTCTCCCGTAAGTGCGGGGAACTTATCCCAGCCTTCCCGGGTTAAAGCTTTAAAGATGTTCTTCTGCAGTGCGAGCATCTGCTCATCAGTGAACATGAGCTCAGAGTCCTGAACTCCGACATGCGTCATAATGCCTTCAAAGTTCAAGTGGATATCTCCGAGTTTGACTTTAAAGAAATCGGCAATGGCGTCCACATCGGTGTTAGCGGGAGACAAGACGCAGTTGATTGAGCATGGCAGTTTAGAAAATGCCAGGCGCCACATGTCTACCATCTTCGGGTCGTCCAGAGGGTCGACTCCACGCAAACGGTACCCCTGTCCGTCGTGAGAGAACGTCAGACTTATCCCATAGGTTTCACAAAAAGCGATTTTCTCTTCGTCGATTAGCGTGCCGTTGGTAATGATGGCAAAACGAACTTTCGGATAAAGTTTTCGCAGTTCCGGCACTAGCTTTTGCAGTGTTTTCCAATAGACAAAAGGCTCGCCGCCCCAAAGCTCAATGACGCCGTGAACTTTTATTCCTGAAGCTCTGAGCTTTTCGATAAATGCGGGAACGTCTTTAGGTGAAGACACCCAGCGTTCACTTTCCCTATCGCTTTGAGCGCAGTACCTACAGCTCATGTTGCACTTTAGACCCAGCTGGATGCGCAGGTCCCAAAGATCTTTACTTTTAGAGTTAGAGTAGCCGGGCTTTCCTTCCTGCTCCTTGAGCATGGCGTAAGCTTTTAGTCTCTCGTCCTCGGTCAGGTCAACGAGCTTTCCGTCCCCGTCGTAGACCTCATTTAGAACATTGTCATAGACCCAAGTTTCGTTTTTACCCTTGTGGGTTTTGCAGTGTAGAGCGAGCTTCATTGAAATAATTTCTCCATGGCGTGGTAAAGGGCAAATCTTTTCTTTGCGAAGTAGCAATCAATGTCGTGAGTGTTGGAGGTATAGCAGCCGCCTCTGCACTCATCTAAAGCTTCGCAGTTTTGACATTCGATGCTGTCGTAGAAACGTCTCGGCGAAAGCTGAGGAACGGCTTTAATCGGTACCACCTTCTTGAAGATGTTTCCCGTGATGTTGGATGCGTCGTAGTTGTGGTGACAGGCGTAGACGTTCCCATGCAGGTCAATGCTCAGCAGCTCGTCTCGTACGCACATGGGCCCGACACGGGACTTCACTTTGTTTCGATGGTAGAGAAGCTGGGAACACTGCCAAGCGGCCCATGGGTCACCGATACGTGCCATCTCAATGACAGTTTCCAAGTGCTTGCAGAAGACATCCACGTCCTCTCGTGTCATGTAGTAGTCACTGCGGCACCCGTCATTGGCTCGTAAGAAGTGCACTGCGGCTTTCGGATAGCGACCGTATTTTTCCTGCAAGCTGTAGAAGAGGTCTCTGACACCCCACATATCTGTTTGATAGTGGTGAATCAGCAAGGAAATCGAAAACTCTCTCAGTCGAAAAATACGGCTTAACTGCTCGTCGGTAAAGTTGCCGTCGTGCCAAGAGACCACGGTAAAAATATCCCGATTGGCATTAGCGTACTCGACATAATCGTCAGTCAGGGAGCGTCCGTTTGTCGTAATGGTGGACTGTTCAGGTCTGGTACCCTCATTTTTAAGGGTACCATGCAGAGCCTTAATTCTCTCCCAATAGAGCATCGGCTCTCCACCCCAATAGGCGATCCGCTCTATGCGATCACCCTTAAGGTAATCCGCCAATTTATGTGCGAATTCAACCGGGTCGGCCTTGTGATCTGCAGGTGACTTCTCATTAGTCTGGAGACAGTACCCGCACTTCATGTTGCAGGCGCTTCCGATCAAGAGGTTGACGTACTTAATCATCAGAGACCACCTGAACCGTAGCCTCGGCCCTGGAGGTGTAAAACCGATGGTTAATCTTGATTCGCATCGTTTCACCGGCCTGAAGACCTAAGGCACAGGCTCGGAAATGCCCCACTCCGTTTGTGACTGCAACGCGCTTATGAGGTGCGTAACCATCAACAGCCTCTACGATGTAGCCGTCCCATGTCACGTCTGTTGCGACTTCGTGAGTCTTCCCGTCCTTAAGTGTAAGTGTGAAATCAACCCAGCCATCCGGCGCCACCGTCTCGGAAGAAGGAGTAAGACTGTACTCAAGATTCAGCCACTTGGAGGTGGTCCCGGTCATCACATCTTCTACTGACCATGGCTCACCCAGGTCTTCAACATTAGTAATCAGGATCGTGTCAGCACCGGTAGTTAGAGATCGTGCGCATTCTGTCAATGGAGCCTGAGGGTTTCTCACCCACAGATCGAATAGCCAATAGCCGCCTTTATAGCGAATAAGGTCAGCCGTATTTCGTTTATTGAAATAGGTGAGAGTACCTTTGCTGTCAATGAAGAACCCTTTTGCCGGGTCGAAGTGGAAAACGAAATGCGCCCCCGGTACCCAATCTTTTGAAAACATGGAGTTGTTTTTATCGAGAATACCTTCGGCCCAAATTACATACTGCTTACCCTCTATTGTGTAGAACCTGCCGCTTGAGCGCCAAACCTGCGGATAGCCTAGCTGCTCCGTGGTTGAAAGTTCCGCCACGGGAGCCTCTGAAAGACCGTCCATATCCTCTGTTCTTTCTTTTAGAAATCTCAGAACCGCTCTCGTCTCGTCAATGGCGAGAGACATCACGGGAATTAATGGGTTTTCTGAAATAATGTGTCTGATATGCGGCATGGCTATTCCTTATTTATTTGACCGGGAACAAGGACATATCCTTTCCCGAATTTGACAATGGCTTCTCTTTCTGCGATCGGACATACTGTCGGAGTATCCGCAGGCATCTCAATCGTTGGAATGAACCAACCACAATAATCGTTTTCCTCTGAGTACCTGCCTCTGATTCCGTTGTCCGCGAGAATGATTTTGTTCGGATCAAACTTGCTGTTAATACAGGCGCAGAGCTCATAACTTCTGCGTTTCGTCCTGAATATCAACATCGGGTGATCGTCGGTAACCCGATTCACTCCGCGCCCCTTTATTTGGATTGCTCGTCTAGAGCCTAAGTGCCCATGGCTGACGCCTACTACCTTAACCGGCTTTCCCAACCAATCAATAATTTCGTCTCCGACACGGATGTCATGAACGTCAGTTAGACCTCTGTTCGTTTCTAATTTTCCTGAGACAAAGCAACTGTCGTCTGTGCAATCGCAATCGCAGTGGCATTGAATCGTGGGACATTGTGAACAGTCAGAGCATTTAACTTGATTACAGTGAACTTGATTACATTGAACGTTATTGCAGCGGGAACATTGGGTGCAGTACGTACAATGGGTGCAGTAAGAACAGTGACCTGTCTTCCAATTCAGATCGTTTTGCAATTGGCTTACCTTTGTAAGGTTGGCCCAATAGCCAATATCGTCTGTGAGCTGACTGACTTTAGTTAGTACGCTTTTCTTCCAGAGGCCAATACCGTCGGTTAAATCCGACAGCTTTATCGGTAAGTCGCTTTTTCTTGCTACCGGGTGTCCTGTTGCCCCGTCATGGACCACAAGAGTTTTCGTGGTTGTGTCGACGGTAATTTCACGCTCAGCGCCGACAAAGGTCTCATGCTTTGCGGTGCTGCCGCCCCTAAGTAAGATCGTTTTAACCATTAGATTCTCCTACATACCGTCATCACCGCAATCCGCGCAGTTACTGCAATCGCAATTCGCGGAAGTGCATTTCTTGCAATTAACCCAGTTGCACTTCACCGTCGTACAGTTGATAGTTGTGCAGTTTATGGTCGTACAGTTATGGCAGTTCGCGCACTGCTGGCAATACGTGCAATGCGTGCAGTAGGTGCAGTGCCCGGTGAGAAAGCCGCTGTCATTTTGCAGCTGGCTGACTTTTGTCAGAGCACCGGACGCCCAAAAGCCTTTGTCGTTTGTAAGCTGAGATAGTTTGGTCAGCTCGTCTGAGCGCCAAACGCTTAAGTCGTCTACCAGCTGAGATAACTTTGTCGGTACCTCGGCCACGCGCGCCAAGAGGGCACCTCCGGGCGTCTCCCCATCATGAAGACGAATGGTGTGGAGATCATCGTCGATCGTGATCTCCTTGAGAGCACCGGTGAAGACTGCACTATCTTCACTTGAGCCATGCTTCCATTGGATTACTTTTGCCATTTTGCTTTACCTTTAAGAGCAGTGCGTACAGTGGCCGCAGTGTGTGCAGTAAGTACAGTGTCCTGCGATATAACCTTTGTCGTTTTGAAGCTGACTGAGCTTGGTTAACTCGGCCTGTTTGAGATACTGGACATCCGGTGTTAGCTGAGAAAGTTTTGTCAGATTTCCGCTTGATCGGTAGATGTCGTTTTCCAATTGATTTGTATTAGTAGGAACGTCCGACTCCTTTGCCAACTCGTGGCCGCCGGGTGTCGCACCATCGTGGACTCGGATTCGATTGTTCGTCGTATTTACAGTGATCTCCCGATCATGACCGACAAAAAGCTCATGCTCTACAACCGTTCCTCCGCGAAACTGAATAATCTTCAGGGGCATTAGCTCAGCCCTCCCAAGTCAACGGTGTCAGGCATCGTGCCTGTCGCTCCGGTTAAACCTCGCGGGATTTTTAAAAGGAAACTCGGTGCTTCGTCTGTTCCGGTTTTTTCAACGGAAGGCTCTGAGTTCGCATCCAACATCTGTATCGAGATAGAGATTTCAGGTGTTGTCCCGGTATCTCCTTTACTTCCCGTATCCCCCTTGGGAATTCCGAAAGTAAAGACCGGAGCCTCGGTTGTACCTGTCTTAGTAACGGTTGCTGATGCACCTTCAGATAACGACGTAGCTTCGACGGAAATTTCCGGAGTCGGTCCGGTATCTCCCTTCGGCCCGACTAGTTCTCCCATGTTTTCCCAGTGAGCTTCTTCTGTATCGGTTGCTGCAACCCATGTATAGAGATTCATTCCGGCTAAGACAAGCTGACCAACAGTTCCCTCAGTAGGGAGACTTTCTGCATTCACTACCACAGCATCAGGTTGAATACCGTCTCCTTTATCACCCTTTTCGCCTTTAAAACTTCCTTGTTTCGGCGACAGAGTTGCCGTAGTTTCAGTAACGGCCGTAATCCCGAAGTAATCCCCTATCCGATTTACAACGTGGTCTCCGACCTTAATGTTGACAGATGGAGATATTGCTTCTTTAGACACCGTCATTCCAGCGGAGGCCGCGCCCATGTATCGGAAAGAGAAGCCAGCTTCAGCATTGGACTGAAGAACCGTCTGCTTGATAGATTCCAAGTTTGTTGCAACAGAGGCCGCACTTTCCACCGCTTCTAAGTTCTCAGCTACAGTTTGAATTGCCTCAACCTTAGGGCTAAGCGCAGTGATATCGTCGGTAGCTTGTGCGACTTTTTTAATGTTGCTGGGTTCAGAGGATAAGTCCTCTGCTACAGTCTTTACATCATCCAGGTTTGCGTTTACAGCCTTAACCTTTTCAATATTGTCTCCAACCGGGTGAATACAGTCATCAATATGGTCGGCAACTTTCTTGATATATCCGTCTTCGACTTTGGTCTCGCCGTCAATATTCGTATCTGTAATTGATCCAAGGTCAAGTGTTTCTGTCTCAAACCCTCTTAAATCAGAACCGACTCTGTGAATTTCGTCGATATGAAGCGTATTGGTCTGAAGGTCATCTATATGAGGGTACAGGGCGTCAACCTTCGCTCCGATGACCTCATTACGCGCAAGAATGGTTTCTGCCCTAGCAACGGCCGCGTCGATTGCCGCCTTGTGGATATCGATCAGGGCCTTGGTTTCCTGGATTTCCTGCCACGTGGAGGAGACGTATAAGCCCGTGGAGGTGACTTCGTTGTAGATCGCCTCGGCTCTTTGCGCGTAATCAGCCGCCTTATTGGCCACATCCAAAAGGTCAGTCATCACCTCTTGAGGTGTTTTCTCAGAAGTAATCGGAACAACCAAACAACGGCTTAAAGCCTCTTTGAGCTCCTGGCAAATAATGGTTAATTTGTCGTAGGCTTCGTTGAGCGACTTGGGTAAAAAACCATCGTGGTTTGTTAAAACTAACTGCTGGTCGATTGCGGTATCAGAGGTGATGGCTATCCTAGTTCCGACAGCAGGCGCCTCGGTAAAAGTGACAGAGCCTCCAGCACTTTCATCTTGATTGTCGTTTAACGCAACCGTGTAGTCCGCTCCGTAGGCAAGCGTAGTTTCTTCGCCTGTAACATCATCGCCTGAAGAGACTTTAACCACTATGTCGCCGGGGCGCACGGCCTTAAATGAGAACGGAAACTCTTTGAGTACTCCGTTCCCTGTCATCGGTCCAACTTTACGCGGAATATTTTGAACGGCCATGAGCAAGAATCCTTAATAGTTTTGAGGATTCTTGCACGCGCTTTTCCTCTCAATGCAACACCGCTATTTACCGGTGATCAGAGAAAAGTAAGAGTCAGATTTTCCGTCTTCAATTAGGTTGTAGCCCTTGATGGCTTTGTTAACCGGAGAGACGGGAATGCCGGCAAAGATACCGAAAGCGGATATGAAATTTCTCAGGGCAGATTCCGTGAACTCCTTGTCTTCAAAGAGAATCCCTTGAGCAGAATTTGCCGCTTTACCGAAGTCCACAATCTTTCGTAGACCTGTTGGTCCTCGATAGCCAAAGTCACTCATAGCCGAAGCAAACTCTCTAACACCGAAGATCATTCCTGTATTGAAACTACCGATAGATGCCGCCATTCCTTTTGCATGCTTCAACCAAAACTCGTCGTCATCGTCCTTGTCGTCTTCTTGTCCAAGGGCTTCTGCGGCAACCTCTCTCAAGACATATTCCATCAATGGCTGCATAACGCAGATCGTCATAATCTGAGCGGCCGCCTTCATTGTGCTTTCTGTCTTGCCTGACACGACCGCCAGGTTAAGGGCTGTATTAAAGAATGTATAGAAAACAGAGAAGAGCTTGGTCCACGGACCGCCTCTTTCGACGCCTGACAAGTCTCCTACTCTGCCGGAACCCTGAGAGTTCATAACAGCGCGGTCCGCTCGTGCAACCGCCTCCTCCTCTGAACACCCTTCGGCAAGTGCTTTCTGGTAGCCTCCGATCCAGGTTGGAATATCAACGATCATCTGCATGGCAGTCACCGGAACGTAGGCGGCAGACTGCAGCTTATCCATCAAAGTAGAGCCGCCGTTGATCTTGGAATAGATCTCGTTGATTTCCCGGAACTGAGTACGTGCTCTATCCTGCATCATGGTGGATTTTGCACACACCCAAGCGTTGGCGTTCTTGCCGTGCTTCAAGGCTTCGAGCTGTCCGCGAACTAGCCACTTGGCGCCGAGGTAAGCCGCCGACTGTGTGAAACCTACAACCTGAATGGCCGCCACGCCGAAGTTAAAACCGATACCTGCCATCGACACTCCTCGGCGCATGAAGTCCGCGAAGGAGTCATAAGGAGAGTTTTTATTCCTGCCGTTTTCTCTAAGGTCGGTGAGCCACGTGTCGATCGTCTTATAGAACTCCGTGCCGTAGCGCTCGTGAATAGCCTTAGCAATCTCACCGTTAGGGTTAAAAACCTTGCGCATATCGTTCACGTATTCAGCATAAGCACAGAAGTACAACTGCTCGTTTAAGCCGCTGAAAAGGGCCTGGGTCGTAAGAAGAAGCGGCTTATCAAACCTGCTGACACGGCCCTGCAAGTGACCGTCAGACACACCTTGGTTTCCAAACAAAGCGCCCGTCATGCTCTTGGAATCTGTCACGGCCTGAATTTTGGCACCAGGAAGAGACGCCTGTCTGTCGTAGACAATCGGGTAGTAGCCGCCCGTCATCACTCGGTTGCCGATTCTGAATTTGCGAGGTTCAACCCATAGAGGAGTTCTTTCTCCCATGCGCTTGAGAACGGTTTCCTCTTCCGCTTTGGCTTCGTCAAACACCGCCCAAACACGTTCGGCGGCAGTAAAGAACCTGTCGTCCAACTGTTCGGCGAAAAACGCAGACATAAGCTGGTCAGCTCTTGCATAGGCAGAAGCTACAGAAGCAGGATCCTTGGGATCAAAACTGCCAAGAATATCCACGTGGAAGTGGTGCTTGATAGTCGCGGCCAGGCGCTGGATGTTACCAGTGTTTCCGTAGTTCAGAAGCATGGTAAAGACATCCTGGGTTGTGAAATTAAACCCGGGAATGACCTTGCTGGCTTTCTTCTTGCCGCTTCTCAAGTCCTTCTCAATCGGAGCCAAAGCCTTTGCAACCTTCTCAGTAAAAGAATGCTGTAATTCCGACCAGGTGTTGGCGCACTTGTCATAACCGTGGACGACTAAGCGGGACATCACGCCAGTGTAGGAGCCGTCAAGAACAGCCATTAACGCGGCAATGCGTGCATGAGAGAGCCCAAACTTAACGAGCTTATTTTTAATACGCTCGAAAGTTCCAACCCTTTCACGCCAATCTTTCTTTTCTCGACCGTGCTTGTCCGCATTGCTGATGATCTCTGAGGAACCCGCCTGCTGAACTGCTTCAAGCTCTGTCTTCTTGCCTGCCAGGGATACTTTCTGCTCATTCTTTCCGGCTTCTTCTAAGGTCGCCAAAAGGTTATTGAACTTCTTAAAACCCGCAGGCGTATTGAGGAAAGCCGCGTCACCTCTCGTCACGGCTCGTATAGCTTCGTCATTGCCGCTGCTTAAGTCTTTGCCGAACTTATTGCCAAGCTCCGCGATCAGATCAGCAAAAAGTCTTTGCTCTGGATTGAGCTTCAAAGACTGCTCGGTAAAGACGCCCATGTTGGCAAGTGCTCTCTGAATTAACTCGTAAGTCTCCTGGTCAACAGAACGGTGCTTTGGCTTTTTGAAAATCTTGAACTTGTCATTCATTTTGTTTCTGAATGACAGCTCTTCTTTCGCAACTTGTGCCATCGTGCTTTGAACGATTTCACGACCTTTAGCTTTCAGCGCCTCTTCCACGTTGCCGTCTGCGAACGCCTTTCTGGATTCACGAGCCGCACGTCTTGCCGCATTGATATACGTCTGAGGCTTAATGCTCTGGTAGTCCATCCCGCTTAACGCCTGCTCTGCAAGAGCTCGAACCTGGGCGTCCGTTGCCTCCTGCTGCATGGTCTTTGCAAGACGCGCCAGGGCCCTGAACTCAGCCCTGAGCATTTTGGCTCTAGCCTTGTTATAGATGGAGGTGTAGGCCACATCCTGCATTTTTGCCGCAGTTGCGATCTCGGGGTTCTCTTTCATGTAGCGATCAACAGCACGCTCATTGATAATGGCCTCGGGATCAAGGTTTTCAAGCAAGTCCGCCACCATAGAAACCTCGCTGTCATATCCGAGATTAACTGCGATCTCGTCAAGAGGAATTTGACTCGGGCGTTTTTGATCGACCGCCAGGTGTGCATCCCGAAGCTTCTTGATCTGTGTAGCCGTTGCGCCCATTTTCTTCAAAGCTTCAACCGTGATCTTGTACGTAATCTTTTTATCGCCGACCTTTACGCCGTTGCGGATTCTGTCCCAAGCCTGGTAGGTCCGGGTTTGCTTGAAAGCTTTCTCCTCCTCGTCTCGGATTATCTTGAGAAGACCCTGTGCATTGCGCTGTACGTCACGCATGGCGGCGCGCCGCATAGCGTTAATCTTGTCGGCCAAGCGTTTGTTACGTTCGATCTGCTCGGCTTCTGCCTCATTGATGACGTCCTGCATATCCTGGTGGTAACTCTCGAACTCTTCAGGCGTCATCCCTGCTTCCTCAGCAGTTGAGAACATAGGCTGAAGGTTCTGACGAAGTTTGGCCTCTCGGACTTGAGCCTCGGACAAGAACATGTGAGAGAACATTTCCTGCACGGATTCGTCAAACTGTGCACCCGGAATGCCAGACAAGCAGATATAGATCTTCTTAAGCCACTCTTTGAAGCGGGCAAAGATCGGAACTAAATCTTCCTTCGGAGCTTTGCCTTCCATAAGCCAAGCCTCAAAAGAGCGCGCAAATTTTTCATGCGCCTTTCTTCTCTGGTCGTGACTCATAGACTCCCACTGGGAGATGTCCTTAATTCCTAAGAATTTCAAAACTCGTTCGCTTGTTTCTGCAAAGTGCTTCTCACCTGCTGTGTTTGCACCACGCTTCAGAAGGTCAGAATAAAGTCTGAGCCAGGTTTCCAGGAAGGCGTGCCCGCTTTCATGCAGAAGCGTCGAACGGTCGGCGTTCTTCCAGCGGGCTATGAGATTAAGAGTTGGATAGAAGTCACCTTTAGGGCCTTGCGGAAAAGAATTGTTGTGCAAATGAAACAGCGCCTCGATAAGCTCTTGCGGAGTCGGCGTCTCGTCTTTATACTGACCTTGAGCCAACGGTGATGGATTTTCCACAGCATTGGCACCCCCCGCTAGGTTGGATGCAACTGTAGCGGGTTTTTCATACCCGTCATCCTTTGCACTTTTTTCAAGCCACGCCTTGGCTTCTTCAAAGCCCTTTACTTCTACAGATTCAATAGAATATGCCTTGTTGGGGGACTTAGGATCACTGTAACTTTTGACAGTTATCTTTGCTAAATACAACTGGTCCTCATACTCAACAGCAGAAAAATACCGGTGAATCCCTGTGATCGCAGGGTTTGAATCTCTATCCTTTTTCGTCCAACCTTTTACTGCTTTTTGCGCCACTGCCTGGATGTTAGACAAAATAAAATTGTGAATCTTTGCATTGGTGGACTTAGCAACAGCTTTTCCACTGAGCATCTTTTGAAGACTGCCCTTCGAGAACTTAGCCGTAAAACCATCAGAGAACGTTAGGTTCTTGCCAAAAAGCGGGGCCAAGCGCTCAGCCACTATCTCTCTCGTCACCTCGGCCGGCTTATAAAGAAGCTGGGCTCCCCGAACGATAAAGTCTTTGGCTTTTTCCAAGCGGCCCCAAGACTGATTGAAAGCCTCTTTTTGCCACGTGGCGGGATCCTTGCCCTGAACAGAAGTCAGGTTCCCCTGAGCGTCTCTCTGAACATCGGGTTCACCGAAAATGCGTGTACCAACGGATTCCCATAGCGCCTTTGGACTAACTCCCAGGTCCTGAGCCATGGAGCCAAACAGGTTCTGATACAGAGCCTGGATGCCTAAAGCTTCCTCTTCGCTTCCGGTTGCCTTCAGCACGGACGCTCCAACGGTCTTACCAATTGCCGCAACCTCTGCGTTAAACGCCTCGTTCTGTTTGGCCTGTGCTTCCGCTAATTCGCGGCGTGTGGCTTCGTCAACTTCTACGTCTTGGAGCTGAGCTTCAACCTCAGAGGGAAGGTTTTCAAACGGCAGAAGACCTGCAATCTCAGGATTGTCAGAGATCATCTGCAAAGCCGTTGCAGGCGGAAGCTCAATCACGCCGCCTTGCTCTGCTGCTTTGTGCATGTTTTCCAACAATGCAGGATTATCAGCAATTGCTTTGTCTGCGCCTGCTTCAAGCAAAGCCGCCGCGTTTGCAGTGATCGTGTTGACGCCTGCTCTTTTATAGACATCCTCCACGTGCTGGAAGATTGTCTCTTTGCTCAGGCCGTTTTGTGCCATTGCCTCGGCAACCTTAACAAGCTCACGAGATCGCTCTGCCGCTATAGCCGCGCGTTCTGCCGTTGCCTTGGTTTCAGCTCTTGCCTCCATAGCTGTGCTAGCTACTTCAAGCGGGGCCATAACATGCTCGCCCGCAACTTCAGCAAATACATCGGCCCAAGAGGTGATCTTGCCTTCTGCCGCAAGCTGGCCCCCTGCTTCACCGGCGCCGCCTAGTGCACCGCCCACGGGCATTTGTACCGCGAGGTTAGCGAATCGGCGTTTTGCGGGTTCTTCAGCCCAGCGAGCCAAAAGTCGCTTGGGGAGCAAAACCTTAGATGCCGCAAAAAGAGACAGCGCATCAAAACCGCCCACGGGGAGCGCATGAGCAAAGGCCTTCTCTTCTGCCTGACCAATCGTCTTGGCGTCCAGTTGTTGGGCGGCCTTCCTAGGATCGGAAAAATCAACACCTGCACCTCTCAGGTTTTCAGTTACGCCAGCCTGGTAGTCTGTGATTGCAGAGAACAATCCGGCAAGACCTGCGGCCGCCACAATAGGAGCTCCTGAAGCCGCTGCTACACCAGCGCCGACAACTTGCGGAAGCTGGGTCACGACAGACTCAGGAATAATGTCAGCGAGCCACTGAAGCGTGTTCCCGTCCTTGATCGCTTTTAATGTTTCCAGGGGTCCTTCGGCTGCAGACACGTTTTTCGTAGTTTGAGAAACAGGGAACTGAGCATCCCGCCATTCGGTATATCTGGCGCGTTCAAGCTCACTTTCAAACTCTTTCTGAAGCTCGGGCAACTTCTGTCGACGCTTGTCAAAGTCCCGCATTCCTAGGGCACCAAGCGGGTCTTCCTCAGAAGAGAAAACCTCCTGAGCAGTTTTTCCCGATTCAAGCTCAGCCTGGATCGCGTTAATCTCGTCGATCTCTTTCTTTAATTCTGTAGCTTTATTAGCCGAGGAGAATAACTTTCCTGACGCCCGAGTCCAAGAGTTTTGAACGGAGTGCCAAAAAGAATCTCCGGGATCTCCGCCGTCACCTGCTGAAAGCTTCCAGGCGATACTTTCCAATACGCTCATGTTGCCGAGATTTTCCCTTACAGCGTTGGCGTAGTTCGGCTCTCGCATCTTTTCAACAAGTAAAGGTGCATGCGCCTGAAGGCCTCCAATATTTGCCAGGTTTGTCAGTCGCTCGGCGTCCTCTTCAGGTGTGACAAGAGCGGCCTGCTGCGGAGTGACTCTTAGTTCACGCGCTTTATTCAAAAGCTTGGCGGACTGCTCAGGTGTACGTTTCCCAAGGTATGCCGACATCAGCCCTTCACGAGCGTTACTCTGGTCTTCCCATTGAAGCTGTTCTTTCAGTCCCATAATTAGTATCCTGTAATCGTGACGTTGCTAGGCCGAATCGTGGAAAATCCTTCTGCTAAATCCGGTGCGTCTCCGGAAAAGCGAATTGCGAAATACGCCCTCAGAAGCTCAGAACCGACAGGGTCTCTGCCTTTGTACGCACGGAACGTGTCGCGAGCTTTCTTTGCCGTTGCCTCGTCCAGGTCGACCCGGCTCATATCCGTGACCGCATAGCGGTTGAAGTAGATGTCTCTGGCAGTGTTTAAGATCTCAAGATCGGAGGGCTCGTGACCGTATCGAATGCGGGCTTGTTCTTTGGCGATAGAAGCCACATCGGTTTTTCCGTCGTGCGGCAGACCGCTGACCTTCGTTCCAAAGAGAGATGTCAGCTTGCCGGGATCAGCACCGCCCATGTGGTTTGTCATGCGATTGACTGCGTCCTGCACTGCAAACTCAGAAGTTATGGCTTTGCCGATGCTCTGACCTTCAAAGGTGATCGCTGTCTGAATGTTTTGAACCATATTCGCAAAGGCTACTTTGTCCTTTTTCTTGAGCTCCTGAGCCGCAGGAACAACCTCCAAGGCCTTCTCCACTGTTGCGCTCTTCGGAGCAAAATCGGGATTAGGTACACCCATCTGTGCGGCCATCTGGCCGTACTGGACCTTCTCTTGCTGTTCTCGTCCGTCGGCGCGAACACGAAGCCAACGTGTGACAAGTGCCTTGTAGTCTTTTTCAGAATACTCAGATCGAAGGCTCTTAAGCTCGTCCATAGAAACTACGGCGAGGTCCTCGTCCTTGGAGTATCTGAAAGCCGTAAGCGGGTTGGTGGTGTCCTCACCATTACGAATCTTCTTGCCTGCGGCAACAACGTCGAGCTGTTGTTTTCTTGTAAGAGATCCCCAAAGCTCGCTCGGGATTGCAGAGACGTTCCCTCCGTTCTTGTAGAGAAGCTCGCTCACTTGAGCCATCCTTAAAGTCTGTTCCTGCTGGTAAGCTTCCTTTCGGCGGTTCTGTTCGGCCAGGGCGCTGTTTAACGCTCTTTCTCTGTACCTCGGATCCATCCTCGCCCTAGGATCCTTAGCGCAAATAGCCGCATCAATTTGCTGAGCGGTCATGTAGATTCGTTCTTCCTTGTAGGCCCTGGGATCGAAAGAACCGATCACCCGACCGTCAGAATCTTTAACGCCTAGAGACTCGTAGGTCTCCATCGCCTTCATGCTCTTGGAAACCTTTTCTCTAACGTTCTGCGGCATTTTGTCGAACCAAGAGCCGTTGCCGTCAGTAGCCTCGGTTGCGGCTTTTTGTGCGGCCTTGACCTCGCTTGGAGAAGAGAAGTAAGCGGCAAGTGCCATCTGCTCGTCACCTGCAAATTCACGCAGGCAGTTATTGAGCACCCTGGTTCCGACCTGGAGGTTATAAGACTTGTCTTCCAATAACTTCTTGGGATCAACATTCTTATCCACCGCATAGGCGTTTTCTAAGGAAACGTCAGAAGCACCGTATCTCGATTTGGGAGAGTAGTTCTGACCGTCGTGCATAATGCCGGACGTGTCCGTCTGGAGCTTTCCTTGCCCTTCCATAACGCCGATAACAAACAGTTCTGTCGCGGCTTCTTCTCCTTCAGGAATAGGCGTATTGGTATCCAAACCGGCCTTAGCCATAACCGACTTCACTCTCTGGCCGTCCACCATCGCGCTATAACCTTTATCGATCGAGCTAATGTAATCCGTAAGGCCTCTAATTTGGCATACGTCAATTGCGGCATTGATGCCTTTTTTCAGACGGTTGATGTCAGACCCCAGCATGTCTTTGGCGTGGTTGTTCAGCAAGGCACGAGCTTGGAAGGCCACTGCCGGATTTACTGTAGAGTTTGCCATCACACCCTGAATGGCGTTGGTGTAAAAGCCAGATGTATATTTCCTTCTGTAAAGTTCTCGCTGATCTTCCGGAACACCCTGAAGCTTTGCCAACTTGTCTACGTTCTCCAGCAGTCTGGCTTCTCCGTCTCTCAGTGCCTCAAGCTTGTATCCGTTAGACGAAGCGGCTTCCATCTCATAGTCAATCGCAGAGCCGTAAACGCCCTTCTGATATTCCATGCCTTGGGTCACAACATGACCCGAAACGCTTCCATAAACGGACTGATAAACGTTCATGGCGTGGCGGTTAAAGATGGCTCTTTGACGGCCTGTAAGACCTTCTCCGATCTTCTCACCGTACTGACGCATGTCGGTGTCGACTCGTTCCACCAAGCCCTTTCCTTCTGCGTCAGGCTCAAGAGCATTGGCCTGTAGAAGTTTGCGCCAGCCGTTTTCTCCTGCTTCCAGGTCCGTGGCGTGGCGTCTTAAATCCGTGATTGCGGCGGTTACTCGTGCGTCATCTTGCTCGGCCTGAATACGATCCGCCATGCGATCAATACGGAAGGATGCTCTATCCAACGCGCCCATAAATCCAGAGTCGGGCGCCCTTGGAATATTCAGCGATGTCGGGTTGTAGCCGAACTGTCGTTCTCGGACATTGAACCCTTCGTACTTCGGCATGTTTGCCGATCCCCTCCGAGGCGCATAACCGCCGGCGGAAATATCCGTAATCTCTTTAGGCATCACGATCCTCCGAAATATTTATGCCAACGCTCGGCCACTAGGGTGCCTCTGTCCATCAGATTTCCCATAGCAAGCGACATACCTGCCTGGGCACCGTAGTCACCCATAATCCTCGCAACCGACCCTGCATTACTTGCTTGAATGCCTTGGGCCTTGTAGCCCCAGGCTGAACTGATAGCGTTAAGCTTGACAGTGTTCATATCCAGTTTTTTCATCACATCGGTAGAAGCAAGAACTTCGGCAGTGGATCCCGAACCGATTCTCACGCCGTTAGCTCCCATAGCAACCCGCTGCTGGGCTTTTACCAGACCGGCTTTGTACGTGAGCTGAGCCATCTGGTTCTCGCCCTGACGGTACGCAGACTCAGCAGACATCTGAGCCATTTGGCGATTGTTTTCCGCAATCTCTGCCTGCTTCTTTCCGACGTATTTAGCCGTCTTGCCTCCAAGGTAGGCCGCGTAGGCAGACCCGACAGCTTGGCCAACGGCCATGCCAAGACTTGCTCCTTGAAGCCCTTGGCCGATCGTCTCTTTAATCGACGAATCAGAAGGTGCTTGCGCAACAGGAACTGCCGTATCGGGAAGCCTATAGGCCTCCCCCTGGAAGCCTGTAGCCTGCGGTCCCATCGGTGCCGTTTCTAATAAACTCGGCATATTGAATTGGGAGGAGACAGACGCAAACGGATCGCTTCTCGACGTAATGCCGGTATGCGCAAAGTACAATTTCGGCTGTTGTAATTGATAGTTAAGCGCCATCTTTTCTCCTTAGTTCGCCAAATCGAAAGCAACGGACACGATCGTCAGCGGGAGCGGGTCAACCTGACGAATACAAATCTGCCCTGAATCGTTCCACTGGCAGTAAGTCATTACTGAAATTTCTTTATTCATCCAAGAAGGCGGGGAGCCGTAAGGCTCAGAGGTTCTTTGTTTGACTTCAACGAGGTGCTCGAAATCAGGCCCGACAAAAACTCCTGAGGATTTAACGACTCGGATAAAAGCATCATTGATATTCTTGGAGTGCCCGATACCGTAAGAGCCGTCATTTAGTTGAACCGCCGTCGGAAGAGTCTGAAAATCCGCAGTAATCGGAAGTCCTATAAAAACCTTAGTCGAAGGCTGACTGAGCTTAACCTTTCCGTTCGTGACCACTTGTTGAGGAAGTACGCACCCGTTGGCAAAGATTGAGACCTTCTGACCCTCAAGCCAAGAAAGGCCTGAGACCTCGCGTGTCTCGGCTCCTTCGTATGTTCCTCCGCAGTCAACGTGATAGGCGTTATCCAACGAGGGGCAGAATCGCTCATGCATCCTTTCGATGTAACGTACTACCGAGCCGTGGATAACCCGACGCATGCAAAGATAAACAATATCTTCTTGCCCTTCGACCACGGTCGTAACAGACTCAACGGCCCCATTAGTGAAGTCATGCCGGTGCCAGCCGCAGATGTTTTGCTCAGGCAGGTATGTGCATCCTAAAAGTGAGCCGTCGGACATAGCGCACCAAATAATCGAATCGGGTGCCTTGGCGAGCGCCATATCCTTTACCGGATTGTTCTCAAAGAAGTGCTCCGAGCGAATTGAAATGTCTCCGGTGGAAAAACCTGAGGCCTGCCAGTTATAGCCGAGCTCTCTGACGTGACTGCCTCTTGCCGCAGCATAGACCATAGTTGAGTTCACTACCACGGGCTGGACCATCGAGGCCCCGATATTTGCCTGTACCTTAGCGTCGATCTGATCCGGCGCAAGGAACGAACCTGAACCGGCGGAAATCTTGTACTCAGTTGAGTTTGTCAGTGCGACAAGCTGAGAAAGAGGAACGAGGTGAATAATCTTCGAGGCCTCTTGCGCCGCAATCGTGAACCGAATCCGATTATCCGCTTTGCTCGGAATGGTGTAGCTCAGGTCAGACTCGGTACCGGAACGAGTCATCCACACCGTCTGCGGGTTCTGAGTTGTGCCTGCAAAAACTCTGCGCTGTTCAAAATAGGCTACCGCGCTAGGATTCTTTCCGCCCCCGAGAACCTGATCATAACGAGGAGGTGTAATCCCCGAGTCTGCATCAAGGTTGTCGTCTACAAGTGACGTCTCTTCCGTCTCACCGATATAGCTGTACAAACCGCCCTTGTTTTTATAGACACGATAACGCTGAGCACCGGAAACCCCTGACCACGTAATCGCAACTCCTGAATTATTTAGGTAAAGATTCCCCTGACAGGATCCTACTGCACTCGGTTCGCTTTCCTGAATACCGTCTCCTGAATCTTTTACAGCCGTCACTTTGTATTTCAGCGTGTAACGCGTCTTCTCCCCGTCAGTGAGTTTTACCCCGTCTCCAGGTTCAACCGAGAAGATTACGGAAGTAATGACCGGAGACGCCAAGGGAGCGCTAAAGGATACATCCACGAGCCTCCAGTCTGTTGCCCCGTAGCGTCTCAGCTCCTTCGGCGGATAGTTCGCATGAACGATTGTCATCACGTCCATCGATTGGACGTAATGGAGCTCGAACAGATCGCTGATTCCGTACGGAGTTGCAATTTCATAGGGCTGCCCGTTGGAGCCCATAAGTGTCTGCCCCATCGTGTGAAAGCGGATATATCCGGCGCCGAACTCCAGAACCATTGTCTGATCGACCGTAAACATGAAAGGAATCAAGCGGCAGGGCTTATCGGCATGCTTCGCCTGCCGAACAAACTGAGTACCCGGTCGAAGCTCCACAGGTCCCTGAGGACGCACAATAAAGTTGCGGCATTTTGCCAAGCCTTGCGCGTATTTAGGGTCGTCAAAGCGACCGCACATTGATGGTGAGAGCTCTCCGCTTGAAAACCCGACCTGAACCTTTTTGATCCCCATATTTACCTCGCTTTAATCCATGAAGGAACAAAATGGATCCTGTTCTGACGCTGAGCCGCGTCTTTTGTCTTGGCAACTGAGAGCGCAATCTGAAACTGTTTATAGAGGGACTGCGCCAGCGTCTGTCCCTCTTTACCCTTGACCCTAGCGCCGACCAACTGGTGCGCAAGGAAATACGACAGGGCTACAACAAAAGTCGGTGTAAATCTACTTACATCAACATTGGATGAGATGTACTCCACTGCTGCGCTGTTCACGTCTGCGTAAAGTTTCGCGTCTTTTACTTCAAAGTCCGCCTGTACTGGGTCGTGATCCGGGAACGAACCAACCCATCGGACGAAACGCCTGTCTATCAGTGCAACGCCGTAGTCCTTGACACTGATAATCCTCAGAGCGTCAGACGGAAGCTTGAACACTTTGCGCCACCCAAAACCTTCTTCATCTGAAAGCTCTGGTATCACTTTCCTCTTTGTTGCAAAGCTCCAATCATGCATATCAAGAAGAGCGCTTACGGCTGTTGGGTATAGCCTTGAGCAAAGCTCCGCCTGAGTGCTTTTTTCCGGCGCATTGATTGCAACCATATTGGCCGAATCTCCTAGGTAGGAGAGCGCCAAATTACAGATAGAGACGACATCGGCCATGATCTTTTCCTAAAAAGATGGGCGCAAACGAGGCGCCCACAAAAATCCCAAGGAGATATTTAATTAGTAGTTCTTACCAAGTTCGGGTGCCTGCTCAAAGCCCGGATTGTCCTGAACACCGGAAGTGATAAAGCCTTTGATAAGAGCGGTAGAAGCCGGAGTTGCTGTCGTCACAGACTCACCTTGTCCGGTCGTACCCATCTTGAAGTACGCCTGCAAGTAGCGTTTGTGGCGAACAGGCACGGGGATTGCCGCCATCATTCCTTCAAGACCTCCGGTAAGCGTGACACCGCCTGCACAATCTACGAACGTGCCGTCGACCGTATCGCACTCCTGAAGCGAGATGGTTACGTCGGCGCCGACTTTACCTGTAATCGCAAACACCGCGGTCGGACGTCCTTCGTCATAACCGGTTGTCGGGGAAGCCTGTTCGAAATCAATCGCGTACTTAGAGGCCTGACTTCCGGTGATTTTGTCGCCCTCGATTTCAGTGAACAACTCAAGATAATCAACAATCATGTCTTGCCTCCTTATGCTGTGACCTTTGTTTCGCCGAACTGAAGAGCGTCCACGCGGCGGAACGGAATACCATCAAACTTCGTCACCTTGCGGCCGCCGACTTCTTCAAGCGTGAGCTGAACGTTGCGAATATTGGTTCTCTGCAAGCGCAGGTAAGTTTCAACCGTGCGGTTGCAGTAGAAGGCGAAGCGGGCATCAGATAAAGACGGAATCTGTGCAATCGCTTTGATCAAGAGCTCGTAGAGGTTATGACCCTTCAAAGCCGCACCGGAAGAATCCTTAAGACTCGTCTCTCCTCCGTTAACGAGCGGCGGTTCGGCCAAGAGCATAGAGCGACTGATGTTCGCAATGCGAACGACATAGCGCCAGTCACGCAAAGTGAAGCCGACATCCCAAGAGAAGTGGGTCTTGTAGACACGGTACTCACCGCCTTTTTCGTCATAGGCTGGTTCCTCTCCAAGGTCTTCCTGCTTAAGACCGCACGGAGAGCCTTCCGGGTAAATGCAGTGCGCCGCGGCAGGCCCCCAACCGACAAGCCAGATAGAGGTAAGGTCGTCACCTGTTCCGCCTGCATCAATGACATTTACGGCGTTTGCCGCTTTCTTCGGGTTCAGAGTGGAGTAGCGCGGTGCTAAACCGAGGAAACGTTCAGGATTCTTGCCCGTGTCGCCATAGAGCAGTGTGCGTTGGAACTCGTTGCTCAGCGCTTCAACAAACGGGTGCTCTTCGCTTGCTCTCCAAGACTCAAACTTGCCGTTCATTTCAACGAGCTTCTTGTCGACAACGGCAAATGCTTCGAGCATGCCGCAAGTGTCAAATACGGAAGCAACGGTAGATTTAGAGGGTTGAACCCCGTAATTCAGCATTCTCCACGCCACGGTCGGAAGACCGGTGCGGACAGTTGTTTTATGAGAAAACTTGTTGTTGCACTGCACCCAGCAGACATCAGCAATCATCTCATTTTGTGCATCCAAAACCTCAAGGATGTCAATGAGATTGCCCTTTGGATCAAAACGGTCAAGAACATCAGTAAGGTTCGGGTTGCGAGGCAGCGGCTTAGTGGTAGCCATCATATTCTCCTTTATTCATCAGGGATCAGGTCGGACTTAGGGTAGCGGCGGCGCCTCTGAGGTGCCGTAGAAGCGTTGCCATAGACACCCTTATCCTGCTGCAAGGTCTTGCCAAGTCGATAAAAATGTCGAACAACTTCAGGATGGTTACCCAAGCCGGAAGCATTCAAAATAGTGCGAAGTTCCGGTGTGGCAAATTCCCGATAGCCGGAAATCGCCACAGCCTTGTTCGCCCCGAAATTCGCACCGCCGATTTCAGGGTCTTTTTCACAATCCAAGGCCCATTGCTCAGCCTTAGCTCGTAAATCGTTCATCATGTGTGCCTTGGCTGTCGGCACCATCGTTTCAAAAAGGGCTTGTGCTTTCTCTTGGGAAAGACCTACTTTTTTAGCCGCTTCTGAGAACTGCCGGACAGAGTCGGGGGAGTATTCGTTGCCGTCAACATCCTTGAAAGCTCCATAAGTTTCGGGGACATTGTCTGCCTCAGAAGTGCCTTCTTCCTGAGTAGTCTCGCCTTCTGCCGCATTCTCGCCGCTTCCCAGAAGTGTCTCGCCCATCAGGTTCTCTTGAGTGCTCTCTCCGACTCTCTCAGATAATTCTTGAGTGACCTGTGCACCGCCTACTACTTCACCCGTGACGGGAGCTTCTTCTGTGGCGCCGGCGCCTCCGTCAGGAACTCCTTGGTTTTCCTCAACCATTGCTGTTCTCCTTCATCATTAACGTGTACTTCTCAGGACAAATCGACTCAATCTTTGACATCAGCCGATATCCCATATCCTTTTTTCCTTCAGCGTGTGCCATTGCTAAAGCCATGTAGTGCTCACGCGCCTTAACTTCCACGAAGGTCGTCTGCATAACGCCCGAAGAGGCCAGCAACCAATAGACAATTCGACGGCCGCTCGAGGTGGCCATGAGTTTTCGAAAGTCGTCTTTGAAAAGCTCTTCCCTTCCGACTTGCTCCTTGATGCGTTCTTCGCGTGAGGTCATCGAATCAAACTCCAAGCAAAGGCAAACAGAACCGAGACAATGCTCAGCAGGATCAGCCAACGGGCGGCAAAGAACCAGAGCGGAAATTTTTCACACATGTTCAGCATCAACTTTCTCGCGTGCCTTGATATAATTAACCTCATGGTCGATGCTCCTAAATGCTTAATCGACTACCGCCGCTGACCAGACCTCAGCGGCATTTTTATTTCGTTGTGTCAAACTCTAAAACAGCAACTTCTCTTCAATGCAACACCTGCATCAGTAGCCGGAGAATTGCCCGAAAATCTCACTTGAATCCGCTGATCTGAGCTCTCCTTGAATCGGCTGAATGTTCTGCTGAGCAGCACCCAGATTCTTAGCGATCGCCGAGGCTTGCTCTGCGTTTGCAAGCTGTTGGGCCTGAGCTTGAGCTTCAGCTCTTTGCTGACGGATAAGTGCAACTTGTTTGCCCGGAACGATCAAACGCGGGTCTAGACCAAGAACATCCGAGTAGTAATCCACCCAGTAGTCCCCGTCGAATTTATCGGCCATCTCCGGCTTGAAAGCGATGAGCTGTCCGAGGTTTTGCGTAAACCTGTCGACGGAATTTGTCGCTACAGCCTTCTGAGCCTGAGCAAGAATGGAGACAAACTCAACGTTCAAATCCACACCCTCAAGCTCCTGTGGGATAGGCGGAATGAGGCCTACTCGAACCAACCGGTCAAAGGTCATGGAGATCAACCGATCGTTGAGCTCAGCGTTCAGTCGTTCCAGAACAGGTCCGAGCATGAGCATTTTTTCCTCGTGCCGCTCAGCAATCTCAGTGGCTGTAGCTCTTTGAGAGGCCGGCATTCCCGTAATCATCAAGAAAATATCCTTGTAAAAGGCCTCATCAATGCGGCGCCGGGTGTCCTGAATATCCTGTACCAAATAATCCAAACGAAGATTGACCTCGTAGGCGGCTCGAATCGCCTGAACCTGCGCAACGTTGTCTGCGTAGATAACACCGCCCGGGACAAGATTTGCCTCCTGATTCCGCATATCGGCACTCGCGACAACGGCCGGGTCCGCCTGCAAAGCAATCGCTTTGGACTTGTAGAACTGTTCCTGCTGAAGCTGCCGCAGATCCCCTAGGGCTTCCATGCCGGGGCCTGTTCCGTAGATATCTCCGCCCGTTACGTTCCAGCGGGCGGCAAGAACAGGAAATTGGTTAAACCCTGACTCCCTGAGAACGCCGCCGTAAGTCTTATCTGCTGTTCTGCTCTCGAAATAAACCGAGCGGTAGGGCATGTTTTTCGCGTCTTTCGCAGAAATATCTCGATAATCCCGCGGTTCGATCGCGTTCACAACGTCAACCCATTCGTCGTACTCTCCTTTGTCGTAGAGCTTTCGAACTTCGGGAGACACATTCGCGTACCCGAACTCCGCAACAAGTGCTGAGACAGTCAGACGAAATTCTCGATAAAGCGTGTTGACGTTTCCTCGAGCATCCGTCGCCAAGGCAAACTCACCGATCGTCAGAGGCATGCAATGAATGACTGACTCAAAGTCATCGAGCAAAACAACCGCAGTGGTTCCGAAAGCTCCGAGCTCCTCGTAAGCCATTTGCAGCGCACGGTATGTATTGGACTGATTAAAGACCATCTGCATTAAAGTGGTGACCTTGCTTGACCACTCCTTGACCGCATAGGCCTCGTCCAGCTTGGGGTCCTTTGTCGTAAGCCGGAACCAAGGGCGTGCGGGAGAGGTCATACCTGCCATCATGCCGCCGGAAAGCGTTCTAAGCGCTCTTGTCCCGGAGTTGTCAAGAATCGCTCGGTGCCGTTTATCCCCCTTGTTGTTGTCTGTCACAAGGAAGCGCCCGGCCCTCGGCAGCAGAACTTCTGAAATCTCTTGCCAATGCGGCATCCAAGAGGAGCGCTCATCCTTTAGGGATTGCCAGCGGTGGGCGCATTGCTTGCGCAGACTCGTCTCCATATCAGCCTCCGAGAAGAGAAGGGATACCACCGAGGGCGAGTTGATCGCGGCCAACGCCTCTGGCGCCGGTCAGCATCGTTGAAGAGCTGTCACCGTTATCAGCCGCCCCGAGGATTGAGGCTACGTCTACCTCGTTTTGGTGGGCCTTGTTAAACTCCTGCTGTTGCTGGTTGAGCTGCTGAGCACTTGATTTAGCTTGCTGGTCCGCCGCCTTTTTCGTCGCTTTAGACTGCTGACGGCTGGAGTAAATGGACGCGCCCGCGGTCACAGCCGCCGTCACCGCGCCTACTACTGCTGCACCTGACATGATTCTTTCTCCTTTCTTGTTAAGAGCCTTTCGGGCTCATCTGTAAACTCTTCTTCTGCTTCCTCCACGGTCTTAGCGTTTGTCGCAAAAAGCATCGTGAAGGCCGAGTTTGTAAACGCGTATACGGCCGCCCTTCTCCCTGCGAATCCGTCAAGAACGTGATACCCCTTAAACTCCTTCGTTGTCGAACCATCGGTAAGCTGAAAGTGACCCGCACAGACGAGCTGAGTTGCGAGTTTTACCTTCAGCCCGACTGCGATACATCCTGCGGGTACGTAGATGGTTCTCGAATAAACGCCGGCGTGAAGGTGGTGCTCCGTCTTAATCTTAGGTTTTGGGTAGTTTTCAACCTCAGCGCATAACTTCTCAAATAACTCATTGACCTGAGGAGTAATCGGTCCCATGTTCTCAATTGCATTCATCACATTTGCACCAGTAAGCGTTATGGGTGTGGGTCATTCCGAGGCACTGGCAGAGCTTATCCAACGGTGTCTCAGGCGGCGCCATAAAAGAACACCCGGGAGCTCCGAGAGTCCATGCTGTTTGTTTGATCTCTTTAAGCAGGCGCAGGCCTGTACGCCCCTTACGCCAAGCTTTTCGAAGATAGAAGGACTCCACGGCCACGATCGGAAACGGGTAGTGCTGAGATTCGGCAACTAAAAGACCGACGGCGCCGACTACTTTTTTCTCGTCAAACGCCGCAATGCAATACAAAGACCCCGTGTATTCGAGTTTTCGATAGCGATCAAACTGAACCTGCGGATCCCCGATCGCTTTGTTTGCGGTTTCTGACGAATACTCATCAACGAGCTCTCGAAAACCCTCTGCGTGGAACAGCTCTTCAAATGTTGTGTGCCTTATCTCAATCATCCCCAACCTCTCTGATTCAAGCATCCGAAAGGGTCGAATTCTCTTCGGCCCGTGTTTTGTCTGCGCATCTTCAGCTCCCCGAGCGGGACGTACTCTTCGATCTTGAAGGCAAAGGTAAGTGCTAAGGCGTCTGCCGCATCCGGCGATCTGAGACCCCGCTTTTTCATTTCCTTCTTGGTTTCAAGCTTGACTTGTCCACCCGGGAGGATGTCGTATTCAGGCGCGATCAAATCCTCAACAAGGTCTCTGTCGTTGGGGATCGTGCCGCCGTCACTAAGCCACTGCTTCATGCGGCCCCACATCTCTTCTCGCTTTCGCGAATAAGTCTGCGGGTCGTCGGCCTTTTCGCCGAACTGCACACCTCTGACCGGGTATCCGTCGTCTCGGAGCATGTCTTTCGGACCTCCGCCTACGCCGCCTTCGTCGACAAAAATGTAGATACGGTCCGCAGGAAATCCGAGTTTCTTTACGGATTCAAAATGAACTTTTACTTTGGCTACGAGGTCTGTGGTCGAGAGACCGTGGAAACGCTTTATTGGCAGATATCCCTTTCCTATCCGTGTGTAGATCACTGAATCGTCGTCACCGAAGCGCGCAACGTCTACGCCAATAATTGCGGCCGTCGCCGTGTTGTGATCTAACCTTCGGACGGTAGCTTCCTCTGCCGCATCCGTCGGGATAAACTGCATCGAGGAAACTGAGGGGAACTCTCCCCGGACACGCACCCTGAAAAAGTCAGAGTCTTCCCCGTACTCTTGCCTCCACTTTTCGATCTGCTCTTTGTTTGTGATCTCAACCGTGCGGGAGTCGATATTGCGCAGGTTCCAGTAAGCCTTTTTCTTGTAGTTGTTAAAGCAGGCGTGGAAAGTCCCGGAGGAGCGGGTTGGGTTGCCGAATAAAAACATCATGGGTTCGCCGTCAGTCAAACCGCCTTCAGCAACTTCGTAGACAGCCTCGGGGATGGCAGAGGCCTCGTCAAAAATGTAAAACGGAGTAGAGGACGCCGCATGCAGACCGGCAAAAGATTCGGCATTTTCTTCCTTGCAGGTAAGCGCGTCCACGCGCCAAGACTCGGGAGACTCTTTTGATTCTATGGAGGTGGCCTTAATTTCAAACATATCAGCCACTAAAGAACGCTTTAACCACTTGCGGATTTCAGCCCAAGTTTTCGTCTCCAGCTGGTTGGCCGTATTTGCGGTTACGACGCCTTTACAACCCGGACGCGTAGCCAATATCCAGCAAACGAGCCAAGCCGTGATACAACTCTTTCCGATGCCGTGACCGGAGGCGATCGCGTAGCGCAGAGGCTCCACCGCGTGGGCTCCGTCAAATTTTCTGACCCGGACCTCTTTTCCTATGTCTTCTAAAAGCTCGCAGGCCCAAGCGTCCGGCCCGTACTTAAATCTCGGATATTTCTTAGACCATGGCTCCTTAAGTCTTACCACTGACGTCTCAGGCGTCTCTCCCCAAGGGAAGGCCCAGAGAACAAAACGAAGAGGATCCGCGTAGCAACGCGCAAGCTCTTCGTTAAAAATTTCCTCAATCCTTTTGCTCATACTGACCCCGATTATTTTTCGGGAACAGTATGAGAGAACAAATTGCTCTCAATGCAACAGCTCTAAGCCTTGAGCTTCTTTCGGTACCGAGTCTCTACGTTTTCCCAAAAAGTTTGGCTGCCTCCGATAACTTCGGAAAGCTTTTTTGCATGCTGACTCGAAAGCTCTAACCTTCCTGACAGTAAAGAACAAAACTCCTTGTCACTAAATCCTAATGCTCCGCGAATAGCCCCGCGCTCGGCTAGTCCCGTCTCAATAGCATCTTGAATTACATCACCGGGAGAGGTGATCCATTCACCATCTTTAAACATCTGTCTTTCTTATTGTTTCGTCTGCTCGAACTCTTCTATCACCTCTTTGGAGTCCTTGATAAGCTCACCGAGGCAGAGAAGCAAATAGTTCATACCTTGACATCGGAGCTTGACGCTTTCTAAAGAGGTGCCATCGTCTATAGCTTCCTTTATGAGCCTTCTTACCGCATCCTTCCGTGACTCGGGTGTTCCGTCTACCCAATCAACAGCGGCTCTGTCTCCGGCAACTCCATGCTGCAAAGTTTCCGTGATCTTTTTTCTAAGTGCCAACGGCTGCCGAGCCATCTGCCCAATAACCTCTTCAGATGTAACACCTTTGACTTCTACCATTCGATTTCCTCCTCATCTTCTCTGAGTTTCATTCCATATAAGTAGTTATATTTCTTAGCCCCAATCTTAATGATGCACCCCCTCTCCTTTAATCTCCGAACAAGCCAAGAAGAACTGTGCTTATCTACTCCGCACTCGCTTGCCCATAGCTTGAAATTGGAGTAAACATCTTTCATTGGAGTCTTTTGGTTTGCATCTACTTTTTCAAGGTTTTCCTCTACCCACGTACCGACAACATCTTCCTCTCCTCTCCAAATCTTTATTGCATACTCGAGCCTCTTTGGGAGTTCTAGACCTTCTCGCCTATAACGCATGGCGCCCTCTACGACCCAATTTAGTATCCCCGGGGCCTCAGCCAAAAGTTTGTCCTTTAAATTCGGATCCTTCTTTACTTCCCTATCAGTATTGAAGTTCCTTGGAAATTCAATCAGTACCGGTCTTCGCCACAAACCCTCTCCGTCATCCTCGACCGACGGTAGGTGGTTTGTGCAAAGAAACATGGTCGCTGTTGGCTTGAACTCGACAGGGGCCTCGTACATGTTTCGAGCAACTAGTGTCTCGGTTCCCGCCAGGCGTTTGAGTGCCTCACTTTTCACCTTCGATTTTTCAGGCAGTTCTTCTGCGACCGCTATCCTCGCGCCTTTCATGCGCATAATCTCAGGCGTTGGGCCGCTAGTGTTGAACCGCTTCTCGGATAGGGAAACCAAAACTTCGGGACGAACTGCAACCCCTAAGGAACCAAAAACTTCAAGGAGAACAGACATCACGGTGGACTTGCCGTTGCAGCCGTAACCGTGAAGAAAAATAATCTTGTTCTCCTTGGGATCTCCCATTGCCGCATAACCCACAAGGCGCTGAAAAAACTCGACGACATCTTCATATACTAAGCACTCGCTGAGTGTTTTCCTCCACAGGGGGCAGGTGCTCTGAGCGTCGTGTCGAACTTTCGAAAACTTCGAGACCATGCGGCCCGGGTCGGGCTGTAGAAACGCGCCGTTTTCAAGATCGATGTCTCCGTTCGAAACTCCAAAGTACCTCGGCTTAGCGTCAAAGTCATCTGCTGTTACCGACTCGTCGACATTGAAACTCGGGAAAAGATTAACTACCTCGTTCAGATAGCGCATCGGGCTTTTCTGATAAGACTCAAAAAGTTTAAGTCTGCCTTTCCGCTGTTCCGGAATTTTGCTTTCCTTGATATAGCTGATGTATTCGCCTTCAAGACATGGACGGACTATGCCGATCGCGTCCTGCCGATCGCATTCACACCAGTGACATCCTCTGAATCTCGCCCACTTATCCTTTGAAGATCGGTATTTTTTGAGAGTTGTTCTAAGGCGAAGGTAGACCCTTTCAGCAAGAACGCGGATGTAAACTTTCCTTTTGAAGTTTTCTGGATTATAGTTGTAGCTTGCGATGATGGAGCCGATCTTTACGCGTTTGTCGCTTTTTTCTTTGAAGCTGTTCCACTTCTTCTCGCAGTCTTCAAACCCGACATAGTTGCTCGCCTTGGAACTCCACTCGTCCCAAAGCTTCAGTGCTTCATAGTCTCCGTCGAAATGGTTATGTAAAGCCATACCGGCCTTGAGCCAATCCTCGTAACTGCTGACATCAAATTCAGAACCGAAAAGATACTCTTTGGCCTGCTCTACGGTAAGTTTACTCAGTGTCGATGAGTCGCCCCAGTCAATTTCGTCAAGCTCTTCCGAGTCCGAAGACATCTCTTCGCTTTTGCTTTGCTTCCGAACATAGCCCAGTCTCGTGCAGATCTCCTCAAAAGCAGCTTTAATCTTGCGAATCTGTTCACGAGTAATAACCGGAAGTTCAGCCGCAGGGCTTTCTATAAGCGATACCTCCGGCCATGTGTAGGGTTTATTTGTTTCCGGATGGATGTGGTAGGCACAAAACTGCTGACCCTTTCCTAAAAACTCCAGGCGCTGGCCAATCTCGTCCTCATCATCGAGGTCGCGGACATATTTAGCCGTTGCAATTTTACTAAGGCCGGCAACCTCTGCCCGGCATATCAGCGCAAACTTAGGGGCCTGACCGACGCGCTCGAAAAGCCTGTATTCAAAGTCAAGCTCCCTCTCCAGCCACTTACGCATCTCCGCGCTGACTGTGGGATCGGGTGCGTCTACGTCGATGCAGCATATTGGATTCTCGCCTAGCCCGCACAACACACCTACGCCACAGCTAGGGTCCCAGCCTTCGCACTGCTTTTTAGTTAAACCGCCTTCTCGATTCCAGTCCCTGTACCTCGGAGCTTTCTCGCCTGAGGTAACTGCGCAGACCTGATAGCCTAGATCAATGAGCTTAGGTCCGATTTCTCGAATATAAGATCCTGTCATTGGCGGTCACCTAATCGTTCTTCTATGTGATGGATTTCCGCCGCATGTCTTAACTCAGATTCGTAATATTCTCGAACCCTTTCAAGCACTTTAAACCCAAAACTACTTTTCCCATTGAGGACTCCATAAATGTGCTGAACAGACACACCGGCGGCTGCCGCAATACTGTTTGGCGATCGCCCCAGGACCAACAACTTATTAACTAAGGATCGTGAATTTTCAAACCTCACTCTTTCCAATTCTTTCATACTCCAGCCTCTCATGATTATGTGCATTTATATGTGTTTGTTTATGTGTTTATTAGATTAGCTCATAGTTTGAAATTTGACTAGGTTTGTGTTTAAAATTTATTTGCAACACCGAAACGCAAAGGATTTCATTATGGCAACCGCAAAGAAAGTTCCCAACCCCATAAGCACGAAAATCAAACAGTTGATGGACAAGAAAGGCCTCACCGCCTATGCCTTGGGAAAAATGTGCGACATGCCACCGTCGACGGTCGGCAGAATTATCTCAGGCAAAGCAAACCCGCGACCGGCAACGCTAGCGTCAATAGCTCTAGCTCTGGACACAACAATCCAAAACTTGGTTGGAGAACAGAAGTACAACAAGTTACTCAGCAATGATCCTGTACTCAAAGCCGTTCCCAACAAAAGAATTCCATTAATCACGGCCGGCACCGCTCATTGGCTGAATAACCGAAATATTGACGAAACTAAAGCATTGTCTCGAGAGGATATCCTTTGGATCCCAGGTCTGCCCGATCAGGACCTCAGTAATCTCGTAGACTTTTGTGTTGTTGCGCCGGACGACGCGATGTACCCCGAAATTAAAAAAGGTGAATTTTTATACTTTAGAAAAGTTACAGAAAAGAACTACGCAAAAAGCGGTGATATCGTTGCAGTGATCTACCGCCACGACATGGGAGACCCTACTCTCGATGTAAGGCGCGTAGTTTTTCATCAGACTTTTGAGGAATACGTCCCTGCCGAACAGATGACTAACTATTTTGAACCCGGTACGTTAGTCTTTGACGAAAACCCAGATGATGAGGTACCTCTCCACTTCGGAATTATCGGGGTACTAGTAGCTAAACTCTCGCTATCTGCGTAGTTCTATGGCCACTAGTCCAGCCCTTGTAACTTCCTCCGAGCCGCGAGAATAGCCGCGGCTCTTTTGTCAGTCACATCAACAGAAATCTTCTCGCCGTAACGATCCGGCGCCCACTTCTTGAGAAGCTCCACTCGGCTGTAAAAAGCAAGCTTTCGAGCGTAAGTATTGTCGCCCTTTTTGCGGACGACTACTTTCCCGCCGTCGGCGAGCGTTGTCTCCGCAACCTCCTCGGTATCCATCGGAGTTGAGGCAATCAGAAGCGCTTCGTCGGCTAAAGCGTCCATGCCGAGAGATCTTGCTTCGTCATACTTGGCGGCGAACGCAGGGTCTTTTTTCTTGCGGCGGTTGATATCCGAATACGTAAGACCTGCAAGGTCCAGCCACACGCGAATAATTCCGCCCTGCATCAGAAAAGCGAACAAGTGCTCGTCTCGCTCTGGAGACCACTTGGTACCATCAGGCACCTCAGGTACCGGCGTGACAGGTTTGGTGTACAAGGGCTTAACTTTCTCGCTTAACGCGCACCGCTGCTCCCAGGTAGCTCGGTTGTTTTTAGGCGGTTTTTTAGCGCCGGCGATGTGGTTGACAGCCTGTTCTACGGTCTTTGGTGTGTAGCGCGGATCGGGCTTGCCCTGCGGGTAAAGCGCCTCAAGCTTTTCCTGTGCAGTTTTGCGTACCATACTCGCTCCTTAACCATCTTGCCGCGGGCTGACCTCTGCTGGTTCCGTTAACCCAGCGGGAAACCGTAGACTTAGAAACTTCCATCTTGCGTGCAATCTGAGACAAGCTCAAACCCTGTTCACGCAGCCACAGGGTAAGCTCAACTTCACGGTCCGTGAATTTTGCACGCGGATGCTCTTGCCCGATTCTCCGGCCGGAAGAATTCAGCGCAATCCAACGATGCAGTTTCATGTTTCGTCACCATCAAGCCAAGGTCTCAATTTAGGAACAGTATAGATCAAGCTTGCCCCTAGAACCAGCCTAAAACGAAAATCCTGAGCTTCTGAGCGATTTATTTTCTTTCGTCGAGTCTTTTATCGTCCGAAGAATAAAGTCGCTCAAAGAGCCGATTTGGTGCCAAAAAATGGAATTTTGAAAATTCATAATTTTTCTGAAAACAATTTTTGAAAAATGCTGATTTTTTCAAAATGAATTTTTCCTGCGTTTACCGGTCGCAGGATGTCCCCCGGCGAGCGCGAGGGAAATTGGGCCCCACCCCCGTCCGGCGAAAATTTTGAGGTGACCGCGATTTCGATCACCCCCAGAAAATAGGCGAAAAGCCCGACTTGTTCAACATAACCTCTATTATGTTGAGTCGAAAAATCAATGAGTTAGATAGGATACCCCCTCGTGGGATTTGACAGGCGCGCGATCAAAACAGCGCCCCGGCGCCGAGTTGTGTAGAACTTTCAAGGGTTAGCAGCTGGAAACCTTTACGGCTTTTAAGGCGTATCCGACTTGTCCGGCTTTTACTTAGCTAACCCGGCGGTCGCTCCCTGCTTCCAAGTATGTAAATCCGCAAAAATTGACGGATTAGGCCCTCGGTGGAAATAGTGGAAAAAAAAAGGTTTTTTACTAACTTTATATATGTTTTATTTTTACTTCTATTTTATTTCTTATTTTTACATACGTGAACTTTAGTAAAAATAAAGATATATATC